ATGAAGGAACGTGAGGCTGCTGCACAAGCGGCGGCCTCTGTTTCTGACAAGCCGACCAAAAAGACTTCTACTGTGACGCCCGATGGCAGTAACAATCGACGCAACAGCGGGCGGCGCAAACGCCAACAGCTACATAACCCTGGCCCAAGCTGACGCCTACGTTGAGGCGATGATCAGCAGCACTGATGTGTCCAAGTGGAGCACCGGCACTGACGACACACGCAATCGGGCACTAGCAGCAGCAGCACAACGGCTAGACCGTGAGCGTTTCATTGGCGCAAGGGCCACTGATACACAGGCATTGCAATGGCCGCGTACTGGCGTGCGAAAGCCAGATACTTACGTCAATACGTACGCCACTGGCTTTCCATTCAGGATTTCTGAGGACTACTTCACTGACACAGAAATCCCTGACCAAATCAAGCGAGCACAGATTGAGCTTGCTGTTTACCTGAAGAACAACACGGATGGCATCAGCCTCAGCGGGCTTGAGGATTACAAGCGGGTGAAACTTGGCAACATCGAAGTTGAGCCTGACAAGACTGGTTCTGTGGGTGCAGACCGTGTGCCACCGATGTTTGAAAGGTACTTGACGGGCCTTAGAATTAGCGGACCAGGCAACATCGCCATCAAACGGAGCTAACCATGGGCTACGGGTATGCGCCGACCAAGGCAACAATCATCACAAACACCGCAGCCCAGACCGGTCGCTTTGTGAAAATCATGGCGCTTGAGGATTCTGTCATTGCGTCAATGACCTCGTCTGCCATTACCGAGAATGGCTCTTCGACAATCGAAGGAATCAACATCAACACCTCTGCCTGTATTGAGGGCCTTGAGGTGACCAGCATCACGCTTACAAGCGGAACCGTCGTTGCTTACGAAGCCTGATGGCACTCAAGGGGCTGGACAAGGTTGCGGCCAAAATCCTTGACACGTTTGGTGGTGACGTGACGATCCGTTACGTCTCTGGCGGCAGCTACAACACCACCACGGGTGCAATCACTGAAACCACGTCAGACACCGATGTCAAAGGGCATGTGTATGACGTGAGCGTCAATGAGGCCAATGACTTGATTCAGGCTGGTGATAAGCGCCTGATCGTTGCTGCTGATGATTTGACTACAGCCCCTGAGACGAAAGATCGTGTGGTGATCAGTTCAATCGTTTACCAAGTCATCAGAGTTGAAACGACGTTTCAAGAAACAGCTGGTGACGCAACCCATTACGAGCTGATTCTGAGGGCCTGACCATGCCACGCAAAGTTGATTTGAGGGGCATATCTGGTTTGTTTGGCAGCCAGCTTGAAACGCTGGTGAAACGGACCACAAAGCAGCTGCAGGACGAGCTCAAAACACGCAGGCCACCCATCGGCACACCAGAAGTCAGCGGCGTTTTGGCAGGTTCTTGGCAGGTCAACTTCGATGACATTGCCAAGGAAAAGGGCCAATACATTGGCCGGGTTTTCAGCAACCTTGATTACGCAGAAGCTGTCACCTACGGCACGCCTGACAGCCTGCCACCTTCTTGGAAGGGTGAATATGCCCCTGGCAGAACGAACAAAACCACAGGCACTGCAGCAGTCCGGCAAGGCTATCCAGACCTGATTGCCAAAGACTTGGAAAAGTATGTCCGTTCAGAATGGAGGCGCATTGTCGCTGAAGACTGATGGCCGCAGCTGACCTCAACTCAATCAGGGCCACCATCGAAGGCCGATTAGCCACAGAGCTGGCCAATAGTCCGGCCATACCTGTCGTCTTCAACAACATGGCTTATGAGCCAACACCCAACAGCTCTTGGGTGCAATGTCAAGTTGATTTCGGCTCAAATGAGCACCTAGCCCAAGGATCAACGACCAACGCACGGAATCGCATTGTTGGGCTGACGGTCATCAACATTTTTTCCGCCAAAGGTGTTGGGCCTGGCGCCAACTACACCATCGGCAAAAGGATTCGTGACCTTTACAATAGGGTCATCGTGTCGGGGGTTTACTTCGACGCACCAACAGGTCCAGAGGCACTGGCTTCACCAGCTCCCGAGGGCTATTTTCAAACACAGGTCCGTGTGACCTTTGAATTTATCGAGGAACTCTGACCATGGCCGTCCTTCGTGGAGAACAAGGCGCAGTCCAATTTGACGCCGCTGGCTCAAGCAATGCCACCATCGTTGGCACTCGCAGTTGGAGCCTTTCAACCACCAAAGAAACTCTGGACACCTCCAAGCATGGAGACACCTTCCGGAGCTTCGTTGGCAGCATGATCAGCGGATCTGGCACTGTTGAGCTGGTCTATGACCCTGATGCCACCGGCCAAGCTGCGTTTCTTGAAGATGTTCTGACGGCTGCAGACACTGCAGACGCAACGTTTGAACTGTTCACGACTGGCACCACTTCTGGCAGTGACTCTGTGAGCTTTGCCGGAATCATCACCGACATGGAAATCACTTCCACTGTTGGTGAGATTGACATCGTTACCTGCAATTTCGTCACCAGCGGTACCATCACCGGCAACCTTCAGTGATGAGGCTATAGTTTTGGTGACAAATGTGTCGCCTAAATGCCTGCTGGTAATCGCACAGTTGATTTGCTGGTTGGGGCCTTTGACCTCAACCAGCGCCGCAAGTACGAACTGAAAAACGCTGAAGGCAAAAAGATCATTGATCTTTACTTCAAGCCCATCACTCGCGCTGACCGAAAGAAAGCTCAGCAGCTTGCTGGCACAGAAGAAGCGTTGGACATCAGTACCAACATGCTGTGCCAAATCGCTGAGCTTGAGGATGGCACTAAGGCTTTCGCAGCTGCTGATGCAAACAAGCTTCAGCGCCAACTGCCTGAGTCTGTGCTGAATGAGATTGAGCTGTTCTTGTTTGGCCTTGGCGAAGAGGCTGAGCTGGAAGACGCAAAAAACGACTGAAGCAGGACAAGTGGACATTCTTTGAGTTCCACCTGGCCTGCGAACTAGGCATGACAGTCAGCAGGCTTCGCACGGAGTTGACCGATGCGGAGCTTGTTCATTTTGCTGCGTACTACGAACTGAAGTCAGACATGGAAGAGCAAGCGATGCAGCGCGCAAAGCAAAGGCGGCGGTAGACTTCGCTTATTGCTAGGTGGTCATGGCAAGGGCTTCGGTTGAACTGATAGTCGAAGCCGCCAAGGCAGTTAATCCGCTGCGCCGTGTTCAACAACAAAGCAAAAAGGTTGAGCAGGAATTAAAGAAAACTCAGAGAGCAGCCAGGGATGTTGAGGCAGCGTTTCAGCGGATGGGACGCAAAGGAATAAGAAGCTTTCGTGACTTAGAAAGCAACGCGGCCCGCCTTGGCAAGCGTATGGGCGGTCTGCGCGGAACGATTGGTAAAGCAGCTATTGCCTTCGCTGCGTTCCGGGCGGTTCAAACAGGCGTCCAGCGCGTTGAATCTGAACGCAGGATCAAGCTGTTGGGTGAACGGTTTGGTGAATATGCACAGCTGCAAGATGCCGCGACGCAAGCCGCTCAGAAGTTCAAGCTCAGCCAGACAGAAGCTAATCAGGCTTTGGCAAATGCGTTCGCCCGTTTGCGGCCTCTTGGCGTTTCGCTTGAAGACATCACTTCAACCTTTGGCGGCTTCAGGACCGCTGCTGTTTTGGGGGGCGCGACTGCAGCTGAGGCATCTGCAGCCTTCACTCAGTTGTCACAAGCCCTGGGCTCTGGCGCATTGCGTGGCGATGAGTTCCGAAGCATTGCTGAGCAGGCACCGTTGGTGCTTCAGGCAATCTCTGATGAAACAGGCGTTGCAGCTGGGGACCTGAAGGAATATGCAGCGCAAGGCTTGCTGACCAGCGACATTGTTATCAAAGCTCTCAAGAGAATTGAGAGTGAGGGCGCTGGCAGACTTGCCCAAGCTTTGGATGGCCCGGCAGGAAAAATCAAAGAGTTCCAAAATGCAACTGAAGACGTACAAGTTGCATTGACGGAATCAGTTATTCCTGAACTGAGTAAATCATTTGTCATCTTGGCGGACATCATCACGGACCTGAAACCTGTGATCAAAGGTGTTGGTGATTTTGCAGCCACAGTTCTTGGCGGCATTGCAAGCGCGATTGAACGTATCCGTGACCCGGGCAAGCTTGCATCAGAAGTGCAAACAGATCGGGCACGCAAGTTAATGGCTAAAGGCATTTCTTTGCGACGCCTTACTGGTTCAGGAATGTCAAACATCCCGGCATTGTCTGCCGCAGATGAGGCGCTTTTGTTTGGGACAAAGCCTACTGCTGACCCAAAAGGCACAACACCTCTTGATGACTTGAAGAAGTCAAATGACAAGGTCGATATATCACAAAGATTGCTTGATTTAAATAAGCAGCTAATCGCCGCTCAGGATGCTGAGCAACTGCGCCTAGCAGCAACGTTAGAGCTTATGGTCAGAAAGCAGGAGATAGCCGAAAGCAACCTGTTGCCTTTAGAGAAAGAAAACGCGTTAAATCAAGCGCATTTTGCTTTTAGGCAAAAAATCCGTGGAATTGATGCAGACATTGCGGAGCAACAGCAGAAAAATTTTGCAGCTCAGATGAAACATCAAGACGAGCTTAGGGAAAAAATTGCAGAGCAAAAGAACCAGTATGAAGAGTTGAACACCACCTTCCGCAACGGCATTGTTGATTCAATCTTGGATGCAGTAGAGGGGAGTAAGTCTCTCGGTGAATCCCTCGTTGGTGTTCTCAAGCAGATGGCAAGGCTGATCCTTCAGCAGCAGCTGTTGAACGCTTTGGGCGGATTCAATCTCTTCGGCGGTGGAGGCGGTGGTGCTGGTGGTGGCTTTGGAGTCACTCCGGCAACATCTGGGCTTGATTTTTCTGGTGCTTTCGCCAACGGTGGTCGTCCAGCAGTTGGTAAAGCTGCACTGGTTGGCGAGCGTGGGCCTGAGCTGTTTGTCCCCGATCGTGCTGGGACGATTGTTCCGAACCATGCAATGGGTGGGGCTAACGTGACGGTGAACGTGGACGCTTCTGGCTCTTCTGTGGAAGGTGATTCTCAGCAAGCAGCACAACTTGGCAAGATGCTTGGCGCTGCAGTACAGGCTGAGCTAGTCAGACAAAAACGTCCTGGCGGTCTCCTCGCAAGCTGATGGCTACCTTCCCTTCAATTACACCAACGTATGGGCTGCAAAAAAGCAGCGCACCAAACGTTCGCAAGGTGCAGTTTGGTGATGGCTACGAAGCCAGGCTGACGTACGGCCTGTCGCAAAACCCCAAGGTTTTCAACCTGACGTTTGAGGTGTCAGAGACTGATGCCGACACGATTGAAACGTTTTTAGATGCACGGGCGGCTGACAATGCCAGCTTTGACTTCACACCACCCGGTGAGGGCAGTGCTTCTAAGTTTGTCTGCGAGCAGTGGAGTAAGTCGATTCCGTACTTGAACCGCGCCACAATTCAAGCAACGTTTCGCCAAGTTTTTGAACCGTAATGGCAGCAGTTACAGCTTGGGCAGCCAGCACCGCTTTTTCTGTTGGTGACATCCGCAGAGCGACAACAGAACAGGCTTCTGGCCTGTGGTTTCGTTGCACTACTGCTGGCACCTCTGCAAGTAGTGAACCTAACTGGCCGACTGATATTGGCAGCACAATCACTGATAACACTTGTGTTTGGACTGCGATCAGCAGCGTCTATGACGATGTTTCTGCGTTGGCTCCTAGTGCAATCATTGAGCTGTTTGAGCTTCAACTGGACAACACACTTCACGGAAGCAGTGATGTTTACCGTTTTCATGCAGGCAGTAATGCCGCCGTGACAGGCAACATCGTGTGGAACGGAAATGCTTACACACGAATGCCTGTAGAAGCTGATGGTTTTGAGTTGCGTTCCACTGGTTCTTTGCCGCAGCCAACTCTTACGATTGCCAACCTTGACGGCAACATGACCACTGTTCTGGCTCTTGTGAATCAGACAACAGCAGGCAATGACTTAACAGGTGCAACTGTCAAACGTATTCGCACTCTCAAGCGTTACATCGACGGTGAAAGCAGCGCCGACCCTAATGCGAAGTTCCCAGATGAGATTTGGAGGATCTCGCGAAAAGCAACAGAGACACGGGA